GCTCCGGCGTGTAGGCGAACGCCGGGCAGGCGGCGGTGGTGTCAAAGCCCCGCGCGTCGATGTTGTCCTTGACCGCGCAGGGCACGCCGTACAGCGGCAGCTGCTCGAGATCACCGCCCACCGCGTGCAGCCGTTCCGCCAGTGCCTCCAGGGCGGCGGCCAGGCCGGCATCGCCGAGGCGGGAGATCCAGGCGGCATCGTCGGTTTCCAGGCGGCTCAGGAGGTCGCCGATCAGGTCGTCCGGTCGGGCGCCGTCGCGGTAGGCCGCGCGCCAGTCGTCGATGGTCCATCCAAGTGTCGAAGCCATGGTACGTTTTTACCGTGCGGATGGGGCGCGGCCCCTTATCGATCTCAATCGTCTCGACGCCGTGCAGGAAGTTGGCGGGCATGGGTCAGTCTCCTTTCTGGGCGGTTTTCTTGGCGGCGGGCTTGGCGGGCACGGACTTGAGCCGCCCCAGCGCCACCAGGGTCACGATGGCCGGGTTATCCTCGGGCAGCTCGACGGTGGCGCCCGGAGTCAGAATCACCTCCTGCCCGTCCGGCAGGGTCAGGGCCGTCAGCGGCCCGCTGTAGCGGTATTGCATATCAAACCTCCTCAAAGGTTGCGCGGGTCAGCAGCGGCCCGCCGTCGTACTCCAGATCAGGCGCCAGCGGCAGAGCACACTGCCAGCGCGTAATCAGCGTCCAGGTATCCGCCTCGGCATCCATGAGACGCGCCGATTGCAGGCGCAGGGGCGTCACGCCGGCGGCGGGGCGGTACGAGAGCAACGCCAGTCGCACAGCGTCGAACAAATCCCACACCCCCGCGCCGTCGCGCAGAGAGCGTGCAAAGAGCACCACCTCGAAGCTGGCCGTGGCGGTCTGGGCGGATGCGCCGGTATCCTCCACGCCCCCGGCGGCCACCTCCGCCGCCGTCACTACCGCCGCGCCCTTGGCGTGGGTAAAGCGGTAGCCGCGACTGGGCAGCGCCTCCACCGGCAAGGGCGAAAGCGCAGCCTTGAGTCGCTCGACCATGGCGCGCTCGATGGCGAGGATCATCAGAAGCCCTCCATCTCATCCGCCCCGAACACCGGAGAGGGCCCGCTCTTGGCGGCCGCCAGCGAAAGCCCGGGCTGCTGCTCGGGCGGGAGCGTGGCAGGCAGGCCGAGCGACACCGTGCCGCGACTGATCGCCTCAAGGAGCTTCCTTGCATCCTCATACCGGCGGCGGGCGTCCTCGATGTCGCCCATTCGACGCAAAGACAGCAGCCGGTAGATGGCGATGTCGCCCGCAATGCGCGCCAGGATCGCCGGTGCCGTCGGCAGCGGCAGCGCATAGCGCGCGGCGAGATAGCCGTCGATCTCGGCGCTGGCGTCGGCCAGCGCCTGATTGATCATCGGATCATCCGCCAGACCATCGCCGTCGCGGTCGGTCAGATCAATCAACCGGTCCTGCCCGTAGCGGCTGGCCAGCTCCGCTGGCGTCAGATAGCTCATCTCATGCCTCGCTTACGACCGCCAGCATCGGATCGGCGCGCAAAGCCTCGGCCTGTTCGGCCGTCACCTCCACCACCTGCGGCTTGCTGGTGAAGGGGCCAAGACCTGCGCGGTAGCGGCGCTCAGCCGTGAATGCGGCCGAGGTGCGCACCACCAGACGCTCGCGCATCGGCGTGGCGTCAGCGGGTTTCGTGCGGGTTGCTCTAGCCATCACGCGCCTCCTGTCAGATCACCCAGGGCGAGACGATCACCTCGACCGCTTTGTAGTTGGGGTTGCTCTCGCCGTTGTTGATGGTCTGCGCCTCGATCAGCGAAAGGGCGGCGGCACGCAGGCTGGGCGGCACCACCAGATGGGTCGGTTTGACCCCCATCGGCCGGCCACCGTCAGCGGTGATGCCCATCATCGCAGCCATGGCGGCGTTGAAGTTGGCGGCATCGAGCGCGGCCTTGGACTTGTAGGCGAGCTGCCAGAAGCCGAAGCCTGCGTTGCAGCGGTAGCGGATGCCGTAGCGGTACTCGTCGCGCACGAACACCCCTTCGTCGTTGCTGGCGGTCATCGCCTCCAGCTCAGGCCGGGTGCGCTCCTGGAAGATCAGAGGCTTCAACGCGCGGGAGCAGTCCAGCAGATACCAGGCCGGGCCAGGGCTTGCGCCACCGTTGGCATAGTTGGAGACCAGTGTCGGGGTGCCGGTACCGTCCACGTTGGGATAGATCGGGTGGTCGGTGTCGAAAAAGTTCTGGCCGTCATAGCAGGTCGTCGATTCGCCGGCGGCCAGCAGGGCGAACACCAGCTCGTCGGCGTGGCTCTTGGCCGCGCGCCCCATCTCGGCGAACAGCGGCGTATAGACGCCCACGTTATCATCCTCGATATCGGTGCGCTTGACGCCCACCGTGCCCTCGTAGAGCTTGTTGGCGACTTGATAGCCGCTGGCGGCCATGTCCTTGACCACCCGGTCGCCCACCCACTCGCGCAGCTTGGGAAACTGATTGAGCCAGGCGTAGGTGTTGCTGGAATTGGTAGATGGCACCCGCGTGGCGACCTTCTCCCAGTCGGTCGGGGTGTCGGCCAGCGCATCCTGGAACGCCTTGGAAAAGCCGGTGCGCAGGCTGGTAATCAATGCCGGAGTGATAATGGCCATGGGTTACTCCTTTTCTTGGGATTCGTGGGCGATGCAGCCATGCCCGGAGATGCGGACCTGATACTTACGCGATGCCACATGCCCGATCTCATCGAGCACGGACAGCGCGAACTCAGCTTGTGTGCCGAACTCATCGACGAGCTCCGCACGGTTGATCCAGCCGTCGCCGCGACCACTCTCGCAGTCACGCGCACGGATGGCGTAAAGCCGCGCCAGAATGCGCGCGCGCAGCTCAGCCGGCGTCATGGGCAAGCGCCTTCTTGTGGGCGGCGAACTCCGCCTCGCTCATGCCCAGCAGAGAGCAGGCGATGCGCTCCTCCTCGGTGAGCGTGTCCGCATTCGGAGCGACGGTAGTGGCAGCCGGGTTGTCGCCTGAGATGATCACCGGCGCCTGCTGCACGAAGGCAGCAAACCCCTCCGGGTCGCGCCTGGCGTAGTCGGTCGCCCACTCCTTCATGGCCGGGGCCAGCTTGCCCGCGCTCATGGCGGCGGTGACGGCAGCCTCGGCCTTCTCTTCGGCGATCTGCTTCTGCAACGCAGCCAGCTCCTCGGCCACCGCCCTGTGCTGACTCATGGGCACCCACTGGGCAGGGTCAGGCTGGCGGGTGGCGGCTTCTTTCAGGCGCGCGGCATGGGCGGTCAGGCTGGCCACATCGGCCTCGCCCTCCACCCCCAGCGCCTCGGCAATGGGTTTGAGGTTCATAGCAGCAGCTCCTTGTGTGTGAGCAACAGGGGACAGGTAGAGGTTGGGGTAGTGCGTGAGCCCCGCGCCCTCCAGCGCGAGCACGCGGCCTTGCTTGTCGTGACGGAACACCGGCGACAGGTAGCGATACTCCTTTTGCGCGATCAGCTCGGCGGCGCGCGGCGTCCACTGCACGCGCCCCCAGAGGGCGCCATCCCTGGCTTCGATCGCCTTGATCCAGCCGGCGGCGGGCACCGGGCCGGCCTTGGCGTCAGCCTCCAGCGACTGGTGGTCGTAGTCGATCGGCAGATCGATGCCGCCGCGCTCAAAGGCGGCCAGCACCGCGCCGATGTTCAGCTCATAGGGCCCGCGCCCGTCCCGCCCGGAAAAAGCCCCCGCCGGAATCAGCTCGACCCACTCCGGCGGGGTAGTCTCCGATGCATCGGACGCATCGGACAGGGGAATGGACAGCACGTGACTGGCGCGCAGGGCGCGGGTCGGATGGTCAGCACTGGAAACGGGGATATTCGTCTTCATGCGGCCATCATCAGCCAGCCCGGCGGCGGCTGCGATTAACCGCTGTTTAGAGTGCTTAGCGCCTCAAAATGAAAACGGCGCAAATGCTGCCGCGCTGTAAAACGCTGTAAACGGGTTAAGAGGCCGCAGAAGGCGCGAAATATGACGCACCTATACCTAGGTAGCGGGTTGGCCGTAAAAAGCCCCAGAAGCGCTCAGAGTGTTTTGATTTCAAATATCATCCAGATGGGCGCGCAAGGTATCGAGAATCAGCGAGCGGGCCGCCTCGTCCAGCCTGCCGTCCGCCGTCACCGGCAGATAGCGCCGCGCCGGTATATCGCCCCAGGGCAGCTTACGCCGACCACCTCCGAACTGACCACGCTTTGCGCCGAATTGCAGCAGCGCCGACTGCACCGCCGAGCTGCCCACCGCCACCGCATCGCGCCCGGCTGCGTAGTGCAGGCGGTAACGCACCAGGCTCTTGGAGTCAATCAGCGGCTTGCTGCCCCGCTTTTTGGCCAGCGTGGCCGCGCTGTTAGGCGCAAAGGCGGCACCGGTCCAGTCGCGCCCGGCCAGGATACGCTCACGGCTGCCCTCCGCCAGCGCCTGGCCGATGGCGTGCATGGCAGGGGTCATATCGTCCAGGCGGCGCGAAAGGTCATCGAGCGCCCGGCGCACGGCTTTATCGTCGATCTCGATTTTGATCATATCCCCCTCCTGCCTCAGATGGGCTACAATACAGCTAAGGCGCTGCGGCAAAATCTCCCGGCAGATGCTGAGGAAGTGCCTGGCTTCCGAAGGTGGCCTGGGACATTGACCAGGCGGGGGCGCCGACCCCTCGTGGCGGGGTGTGGGAGTCCGCCACGCAGCACCCACGAGGCCGACCAGGCGCCGGCCTCACCTTCCTTTTTTGAGCAGACGCGCGATCTCCCTGTCCTTCAACGCCTGATCGCGGTGCAACCGCCGGTAGCTGGTGACAAACAGCCCGTTGCCGGTCCGCGTCGCCTTGACCACCAGCACGTAGCCACCGCCCTCGCCGGCCGTCTGGTCCAGAATGTAAATCAGGTGTCTCGAACCCTCTTTAACCTTGATTCCCGCCTCGCTGATCACGCGCTGGGCGTGAGCGTATTCCGCCGGGGTCAACTCAGGATGCTCGCGCTTCTGCTTGGCGGCAGTCTCCGGCGACAAGTCGGCTACCGTAGTCCGCGCCCCGATGCGCTGGGCGTCATCCTGCGCCAGTCGGGCCAGGGGCCAGTTGCCCTTGGGGTTATCGAACCAGCGCGCGAACGCCCCGGCCTTCAGCCACGTCTGCATCATCGCCACCGACGGCTGCGGCGGTAGCTTGTCCAGTTTGTCCCTGAGCGCCCGCACCGTATCGGCCACCGTCGCCCCCGGCATATAGCCCCAGCCCTTGCCAATCCCCGGCGGCTCACCGGTCTTGGGGTCGATGGCGTCCCATCCGGCCGGCGGGGCGTTGTAGCCCGGATCACCGCCCAGCAGCCTCGCCCCCTCGGGGCCGTTGGCCCCCACCACCCGACAGCCGCAGCCCCAGCCATTGGGCGGGTAATGCGCCTGCCAGAAGGGGTGATCGGCGGGCAATGTCAGGCCGTGCCAGGCTTTGTGTTGCAGGCGCGGATGCTCGGCGCCGGAGTGCTTATACACCCAGTACTTGAACCCGGCCTCGCGCAGTTGCGCCAGCCGCCCGGCGGCGTAGCTGGTAGAGAGGTTGGTCTGGTAGATGATGCGGGTACGCCAGGCGCGCCCGGCTTTCGATTCCTCACCGGTCCAGCCATGCCAGCCGCGCCGGGTGACGATCTCGCCAAAGCGCTGGCGAAACTGATTCAGCGTCTCGCCCTCGGCAATGGCCTTATCCACCGCCTCGGCCAGATCGGCCAGCAGATCGGCCTTGGCCGCGCCCGCCACCATAAAGGCGCGGTCGTGCTGTTCTTTCCAGAGATCGTCCCACTTCGCGGTGGGCACCAGGTCACCCAGCTTGCCGCGAAAGAAGGCGACCTGCTCGGCGAACGG